CCTTCTGTTTCCTCAGCGCCATCAGCAGGTCCAATAAACAAGACACCATCTGCTTGGCGACGGATCACCAATGGCATTGTGTCAACGTCAAGCTTGAAAGGTATCCCTGGCTTTACCGTCTCGCCCCAAGCACCTTCCCCAAAGTCAACAGCGTCATTGGTTGTAAATTTAAAATATCGATCATCGATTTCTGTACTGGGATCTTCTGCAACATTAACGATGTAACCATTAGGCGCAATCGTCGGCAGCTCGCTAAGACTGGTCACCTTGTCTGTAAAGCCACGAGCCAGTGAATTACTTCTGTCATCGTCAACTTCAATATCAAACTCTGTTCCGTCGTCCTTTGTTATCTCAATGACATAAGAGTTTTGAACTGCAGTAAACCCGTCAACAGCATTTAGTTGTGTCGTCAGTTCTTCTGCAACACGACTTGTACTTAGCTTGTTGTCGTCATCGGAAGCGCTTGGGGTTTCATAGCTAGCAACTTCAGTGCCGTCGATGCTGACCTTATAGGTCACGTCATAAGCAACACCTTGGATAAAGACAAGGCCATTGTTCTCTCGTAATGGAGAAAGTTCTGAGCTAAAAGCAGTTGTCTTGTTCCTGTTCAACAGCAAGCCTGTTGGCCCATTGTTGATCAAGACATAGCCTTTGTATAGGTCAGTCAGATTATGGAGATAGCCAGTGCTATCAATATCAATTCCGCCATTGCTCAGGGTCATCCCTGTTCCGTGAACGTTCAGGGTTGGAGGCAACCCATTCCTGAAGATCTCTAGCCTTGTCTTATCTCCAACTGGATACAGCAGCACGCTATAGCTTTCAGCTGCACTGACATCAAGCATCTCTAGATAGAAGTCATCCAGAGGTGTGTCCTTGACCCTTGCGACAAATCGCATTGGGTTGCGTTTAGTCAGCCCTTCGACAGGACTACTCCACCCGTTGAGTTGTTCTTGTGCTTGACCAACAAGCCTGAGGTGTGGAGGTTGCTGGCTGACTCCTTGAATCAAGGAATCCATGTTCACCTTGATAGGCGTGGTCTTCTTCCCTGCTCCCCTGCTGGGAGTAATGCGACTCTTGGCTCTCATCAATTTTTCCTGTAGAGACGGCCTTGGGCTGGAACAAAGCCAAAGCCTTGACCACCGTGGGAATCATTGCCCCAAAGCAAGTTGTTGAACAATGTTGATTCTTCTGATCTAATCAGCTGCGCTCTTGCATACTCTTCATCCTGAGCAGTGTATGTAAAGATCACATTGCTATTGATGAACCTGTCTGAATAGATCCTTCCAGCTCTGATCGTTATGTACTGCTGGCAGGCATGTGGCAACTCATCCCAGTTGAGCCTGACCACCATCTGATCAACAACTAAAACCTGTGGATTCTCAGTGCTAGCAATGGTGTAAGTCTGGTTGAGACGATCCCATACCTTCTTACCCCTGACTACATAAGGGCAGTTGGCATAGCGGTTAGGGGAGAAGTCAACCCGCAACGCATTGCCAGGGATTACATACTGCCCAGCTGCATCAGGTTGAAGGTTGACAATCTCGTCAGTGTTGAACGACCAGCCTTCGGACTGAACGTCGTTAGCAACCTCAGTCAATGTGCGTTGAGCAAGAGCACTGTCTGTAATTTCGTTTGCTTCTAGGTCACTGAATTGGCTTATCGGCGCTTCCCCGATAATTGCCAGCAAAGTATTGACGCTTTCTAATTCAGTCACACAGGCCCAGCGGGTGCTAGGCACAGCTTACTGTCAACTGTTGAAGCCGTTCAAGCAGGCAAGATCGGACCAACGCTGTTGGACTTGACTTGAATCGCCATGCTCCCTGGAACACCTTCGTCGGCAACGCTGACGATGCAGGCAAAGATCTTCCCTGCATCTTCCTCTAACAAGAGAAAGTTGTTAGAGAGAAACCGTTGCTCAAAGATGATCGCGTTGTTTTCTGACCAGGCATAGCTGAATTGGAACGGTCCAATCCCTCCAGACACAACAGGCTGAGTGCAGTGAATTGTCTGCCCAACAGCGGGAGGAGCCCCTGGCATTCCTCCAATGATTTCAGCTTCCATTTCAGTAAGCCTGTGGTTCGGCAACACTCATTGAAGCAACCGTAAAGAACTGAATAGTGATTGTTTCAATTTCACCTAAGCTTTGAATAGTGCATTGAACAGTGGCAACACCAGCAGTTGCAATAGTTACGTCAGTAGATGCTCCTATTGGATTACTGAATTCTGCTGCTGCTGGACTACGAACAGTCCAGCTATAAGTAACATCAGCTGAACCTGACTTCTGTACTGCTACAGCAATGGGGTCTTGAACTAGAACAGTAAGAGGGGGTGCTGCAACAAGGTCATAAGGATTGCCAAAGACTGTTGCTGTAATGTCACCAATACCAGTAACGGTTTTAATACCAGTAATACTGTTCAACTGGCCAGCAGGATCAGAAGAATCACGGGCTTGTGATTGAAGCTTGACCTGTCCAGTTTTTGTCAGCGTATAGGTGACTGGGTTCTTAGCGTTAGTTGTATTGGTCCAGGGCTCATTCGCCCAAGTATCAGAACCAGTTGGTTTGAACTGGAAACGATAGCGATAGGTAACAGGGTCAACACCACCAGTGTATGCAGCGGTTCGGCCTTCAACAGTCTTACCAACCACATAGACATTGCTGCCTACCCAGTTAGCGCCTTGACCATCAGCAACGGCCAAAGGTTCAACAGGTTCAGGCTGTGGCCCTGGTTCAGTGCCTGGGCCTTGGATCATGATCACCTTCACGCCTTTGTTGCCAGGCGTCTCCAGTTCAGGTGACATTGTTGGCCTGACAGCAGGCGCTGGCCTAGGTGGAATAGGCGGAAGGATGATCTCAGCCATGATCAGCTCTTGCTCTTAGGTGCGGACTTGACTGTCTTGCCTGCATCAGCAGGAACTGTTGACTCAGGGATACCTTCAGTCAGATCTGCGTTGAAGACGTAGAGATCAACTGGAGCTTCTGGTGGGAGCACTTGATCTGTGATCCACTCGGCGGGGACGGTAACGGTTGCCATGAAAAAGGAGGGATATGACTCCCTCCATCTTGACATCGTTCAAGCAGCTGTGAAGATCACTGACTGTTTGAAATCTCTACGCAACACTCAGGGCGAAGAACACCGAAGCCAGCTGCATACTGAGCTTTAAGCTTAGTAGCGTTATACATGACTTCGTAATCGTTACCTGTGGATGACATCTGAATGTCCTTCAAAGTAACAGCACCAACACCATTACGTTGGAAGGCCAACATCTTGACGTTAGTCATGTTCACGGTTGATACAACATCAGAACCGTTGAACACATAACCAGCTTCACCTGATCCTGCAGTCACGTTGCCTTGGGCAATGTTGTTGCTGGAGTAGATGCTGAAGCCAGCCAGCTTGGCGATCTGACCTTCGCTGTAGGAACCGTTAGAACCTTGCTGGTTGAAGTCAAAGTTCACAGCGCGTGAACTCTGAATCAGAGTATAAAAACTCTCTGGAGTGCATACGACACAACGATTCTCCTTGGAAATATCCTTAGAGTCGAGTGCTTCTGCAGCAGCAAAGACAGCAGCAACCAAGTCGTCAGCTGTAGGAGCTGCCTTGTTGATGTCGATCACCGTGCCAGTACGGTAAGGATCATCAGGGCTCAGACCAGAAGGCAGGTTGGCAGTCAAGTCACCCGTAGATGTTTGAGCACCAATGGTGATCAAACGAGCAATACGCTTGTCCCAAGCACGCGCAAGAGCCTCCCCTAATTCGGTGCTGTATATGCTCCGAATATCGTATGCGGCCTTGGCTTCATCAAGGTCGTAAATATCAGCGGCGGCAGTTAAGTACTGATCAATTTTAATGATCACCTCATTTTGCGCCATATCGCCTTGGCCACCAACAAAGGCGCCAGGTGATTGCCAATCTGCCGTGAAACGGCCTGTCACTGGAAATTGTGCTGAGCGGCCTGAACTAATACTGCGCTTCTGAATCATGTCGCCAAACACGCACTGGCGTTTGAACGCTGTCAGAACTTCTCCACTGAAAACCTTTAAGAAAAGGGCGTTGTCCTTTGCCCAAGTACCGGAGTCGCCATTAATGACGCCGCCTCTACTCAGTGAGATGGGATCCATTGCCATGATTGTTGCCTAAATAGATTTGCGGTTGATCGACAATGAGCTGGTTTGGCTCACCAATCACCACTACCTAGGTGTCTCCGTAGAGGGCCAGGAGCAGATGCCTATGGCGTCGTATCTGCTCCTGAATATAAACGTTGTCAGCGGCTTTGGAACACACCAGTGCTTGCAGCCATGCGCTTCTCTACGTCTTTGATATAAGCAGGGTCCATTGCTGGACCGTTCTGATACCTAGGATCATTCATCGCTGCAACAACTTGCGCTTCAGAATCAAACGGCACTGCGCTTGATTGAGCAGCAGATGAACCGCGTGCAAGTCTTGGTTCATAACCAGTTGCCATC